GACATCAAACAGGTCATCCACGTGGAAACGGGCAATCGAGAGATGTGGCTGATCGGCGAGGAGAAGGGGGTCTAATTGTCAATTGTGAATGGTCAATTGTCAATGGTTAATGAGGGACAGGTTGGATGAGCGTTGGAACGGGGTCGTTTGAGGTTGAGGGGGCGGAGGAGATCATCCGCAAATTGAAGGCGCTGGGAGATAAGGCCCAGGAGGTCATCCGGCCGGCCACGCAGGAAGGCGCGGAGATCGTCAAGGCGGAGATCGAGCGGCGGGCGCTGGAGGACAGCGGAGAGACGAAGGCCGAAGGGTTTATGACCAAGCCTGGCTCGATGACCGATCAGGCGGCCAACACGGTGGTGACGATTACGGATCGGGAGTTCGAGCACGTTTTTTACAACGAATTTGGCGCACCCAACCGGGCTAAAGGCGGCAGCCTGCCGGCCCGGCCGACTATCCGGCCATCGTTTGAGGCAAAAAAGGCGGAGGCGGCCCGGATCGTTGAGGAAGCCTTGAAACGAGCGTTGGGATTATGAGCACCATCGATGACGCGCTTTACGCCTATCTCACCGCCCCAACCACTCAAACCGGGTCGATCATTAGCGACCGGCTGTACCCGCTGGTGCTGCCGCAAAATCCGACCTACCCAGCAGCCACTTATCAGCAGATCACGGACCAGTTGACTGCCACCGGCCAGAGTGAGCCGGGGGATTTGAATGATGCGCTGTTTCAGTTCGATTGCTATGGATCGAGCCATAAGAAGGCCAAGCTGTTGGCCCAGGCCATGCGGGCGGATCTGAGCGGCTACCAGGGCACGTTGAGCGGGATCAAGGTGACGAGCCTGTTCCAGAATGAATATGACTTCTGGGGGGCTGAAGCCGGGGTGTGGCGAGTGACATTGGAATTCAAGATTTTATTCAATATTTAGACCCTCACCCCCGGCCCCTCTCCCAGAGGGAGAGGGGGGAAGGGAAAGAAGGAGTTAGACGATGAGTTTTGAACCCGGATATGGGACGGTGCTGAAGATTGGGGACGGGGATAACCCGGCGACTGCGACGTTCACGGCGATAGCGCAGGTGACCAAGATCGGCAGCCTGGGGCTGGAGTCCAAGTTCTCAGAGTATGTGCAGCACGGGGGCGATGGGTTTCAGGAGAAAATTCCGACCATTCAGTTGATCGGCGATCTGGACCTGGAGCTTGGCTACGACTCCTCGCTGGCGACGCATGCGGTGGCCGCGGCCGGGGGGCTAGTTCACGCCTGGGCGAATAAGACCAAGTTGGCCTGGCAACTGGTGTTCAGCGATGGCGGGGATTTGGATGTGAAGTTTGTGGCCTACGTGGGTAAGGTGGAATTCACGCCCGACCCCGAAAAGCATGTGGCCGGCAAAATTACGCTGACGCCGACGGGCGGGCCGACCCTGAGTTAGTAGCCAGTAATTAGTAATTAGTGATCAGTGAGGGCTTGAGATGAGTAAATTGTTGAGCCGGGATGAAATCCGGGTGGTGCAGGACGCCGTTTTTGAAGAGGTGGAAGTACCTGAATGGGGCGGAACGGTGCGGGTGAAGGCGCTCAGCGGAGCCGAGCGGGATGCGTTTGAAAGCAGCCTGACCGAACAAAAGGGCAAGAAGATCCGCATGAAGATGCAGAATGTACGGGCGCGCATGGCCCGGCTGACCTGTGTGGACGAAAACGGCAAGCCGGTTTTCCAGCCCAGCGATGAGCATTGGCTGGGAGAGAAATCGGCGGCGGCGCTGGACCGGGTGTTTGATGTAGCTATGAAGCTAGCCGGCATGCGCGATGAGGATATCGACGAGCTGACGGAAAATTTTACCGAAGGCCAGAGCGACGATTCTATTTCCGTTTAGCTCTGGCGCTGGGCTGGCCCTCGGTTGAGGAGGGCCTGGCGAATATTTCGAGCCGGGAGCTGTCGGAGTGGATCGCTTATGACGCGGTCGAGCCGATTGGCGACCACCGGCTGGATTTGCTCTTTGCCTACCTGATGGCCGTATGGGTCAACGTTCACAAGGGCAAGGACGACAAGCCGGCCGAGGTTAAGGATTTTTTACTCGATTTTTGGACTGAGGAGCGGCTTGAACCGGAGCCACAGTCATTGGAAGAGCAGCGGGCGATCATCGAGATGATGAAGTTGGTGCTGGAAGGACCTCACCAGCCCCCACCCCCAGCCCCTCCCCCAAAGGGAGAGGGGAGCTAAGGAACTATGGCGACCATCGGGAACCTCATCATAAATATTGGGGCGAAGATAGACGGCCTGAGAAAAGGGCTGTCTGATTCGACTAGCCTGATCCAGGGGGCCAAGAGCAAGATCCAAAGCCTGGGTGGGGTTATCGGCTCGGGCATCAAGACGGCCGCCGTCGTCGGGGCCGGGGCGCTGCTGACGATCGGGGTAGGCGCGGCGACGCTGGGGCCGCAGCTCGTGGGGCTGGGGTCTGACGCCGAGGAGATGCTGGGCAAGTTCAATGTTGTTTTCGCGCAAACAGGCGCGGGGGTGACAGACAGCCTGACCGAATTCGGCGCGCAGGTGGGCCGCAACAAATTCGAACTGATGGGCTACGCGGCCACGCTGGGCGATACGCTGAAGCCGATGGGCTTCACCGAGGAAGCTGCGGCCAGCACCTCGGTGGAGCTGGTCAAGCTGGCCACCGACCTGAGTAGCTTCAACAATATGCCGATGGACGAGGCCCTGGGGCGGCTGCAAGGAACGCTCATCGGCAGCCACGAGAACGCGCTGGCGTTTGGAGTGGTCATCAACGAGAACACGCTCAAGGCGGAACTGGCCAAAAACGGCTGGGACGAGCTGACCGGGGCGCAGCTCGAAGCGGCCAAGGTGCAGGCCCGGATCAACCTGCTGATGCAGGGCACGACGGACGCACAGGGGGACGCGGCGCGGACTTCGGGGAGTTGGGCCAACCAGATGCGGGCGCTCCAGGCGACGCTGACCCAGACGGGGACGGAGATCGGGCTGAAGCTTTTGCCTGTGCTCACGCCGCTACTGGTGTATCTGGGCACGTTAGCGCGGGATTATCTGCCTGGACTGGTCGGGCTGATTGCCCAATGGATCCCCAAACTTGTAGAGACAGGCAGCGCCATCGGCCAACGGGTGATGCCCTGGCTGCAAGCCCTGGGAGATTGGGCGGTCAACGTGGGCTGGCCAGCCCTCCAGCAACTGGCCGCGATTTTCGACCGTTTTATCACCCTCATTCTGCCCCCATTACAACAAGCCTGGCAGACACTCGTATCAGTGTGGCAAACCGAAGTCGGGCCGGCGCTGGATGAATTGTGGGCCGCCGTTGGGGAGCTGCTGGCCGAACTTGGACTGGGTACGGGCAAAACGGACCTCTGGCAAATTGCCCTGGGGCTGCTGAAGACGGCCCTGACCGGGGTGGTGACGATTGTCCATCTGCTGACGCCGGCGATCCGGCTGGCGGCAGATATTATGGTCTTCCTCATCGGGCAGGTGAAGCAGGGGATCGAGAATTTCATCCGCTTCAAAAACGGAGTGGAGGGGATCATCGACGCGGTCAACCGGCTGATCGGGCGGATAGGCGACCTGGCCAGCGATTTGATTGACCTGGCTATTCCCGACTGGCTGAGGCCCGGCTCGCCGACGCCGTTTGAATTGGGTTTGAGAGGGATCGCGCGGGCGATTGACGAGATGCCGGGTTTGAATGTGGGGGTCGGGGGCCAGGGTTCAGGGGCCGGTGGACTGGCTTTAGCTGGCGCTTCCGCAGGAGGCGGCGGGATCACTATTGGCCCGATCACGATCAACGCCAACTCCAAAGAGGAGGGCGAGGCGGCCGGGCGGGGCTTTGTGGAGGAGCTGCGGCGGAGAGGGCTGCTGTGACCCCCTCCCCCCTTCGACAAGCTCAGGGCAAGCTCCTCCCCCTAAGAGGGGGAGGGGGAGAAGAGGACGATGCGACTGATTTCGTTTGATGGGCTGGCGCTGAGCCAGGCGGGGGCGGAGATCGGCAACCCGCTAGAGTTCAGGATGGCGCTGGTGGAGCTGCCGGGGATGGCCGGGGCGTTTGACGCCTATGGCGATGAGCAGCAGCGGGCGCCGCTGGCCCTGGATTACAAGGGCAAAATCGTGGGGGCCACGCCGGCGGCGGCGGATACGGCGATTGACGCCCTGCGAGCGAAGGCGAATAAGGGCCTGCGCTGGCTGGTCGTGGAGATACGCGGCGGGACGCAGCGGGGCTGCTGGGCGAAGTTGACCAAGATCGGAGACACGGCCAAGCCGGAGGATGTGCTGAGCCAGGACATCAGCCTGTCGTTCGAGGTTCCCTGGCCCTGGTTCGAACTGGTGGCCGACGTGTGGTACCTGGACGCGGGGGAGGCGCTGGACGACGACCTGACCCTGGATCCGCATTACACCAGCCAGAGCGGGGCGGGGACGTTCACGATCAATAATACCGGCGGGGACCGGATCACGCGGGGGCTGCTGGTCGTCAAGGGCGCGAGCACGGAGCCGAGAATTGAGAACACGACGACCGGGGAGTGGGTGCAGTACGGCGGCTCGCTGGCCAGCGGGGAGACGCTGGTGATTGATGTTGGCGCGCAAACAGCCCTTTTGGGGGGGCTGAATGTGTGGAGCGACATCACCATCGGCGATATGCAGACCCGGATTTTTAGCCTGGCGACGGGGGCCAATTCGATTACGTTCAGCGGCGGGGGCACGCTGGAGGTGCATTGGGCGAGGGTATATTAGGGTTAAAGGTTGGAGGTTGAAGGTGGAAGAGCAGAAAACCCAAATCGTGATTAGCTGGGACCGGGAGAACAAGGCGGTGAATTACAACCTGGTGGGGATGAGCCACGTGGAGGCGCAGCGGCTGCTGCAGGAGGTACTCCACGCTAATTTGGAATACGCGATAGCCGAGGCTCACGGGCATCATCACCACGAGGAGGACCTCACCCCCAACCCCTCTCCTGAGAGGAGAGGGGAGGAGGAGCACGCATGACCACTAATCACCATACCCCGGTAGCGACTGGGGCGGCGGCGAACGCGGCGACGTTTAATTCGGTTTTTG